ATATAATTTTGAAAATTTATTATACCAGACATTGTTATATGATAATAAACATCTATGTTTTAGAATAATTGTTTTAATATTTGGAAAACCAGTATATTTTCGTCTAATTGTTCCCACTGCACCACTACATCCTAAAATAATAACATTATCTGAATCTATAGTATCAATATCAAATGTTTCATTAATAAATTCAATTGTTTTATAGTTTAATTTAATAAATTTTTGTAAACAAATTTCTAAATTATATATTGTTATAGTAATCCCAGCAATTAATGGATTATTTAAAAAATTATCACGGTCTATAAATAATTCTTTGTTATTACATAATAATGGTCCAACATTATAATCAATATGTTGTAGTGTATCTGAATATAATACACATTCAATATAATCGCTCATAAATTCAACTAACCCTGGAATTTCAAATAATTTTTGAACCATATTATATTCTTTTTTTAATATAACAACTTGTCGTAGTCTACCTATACTTTCAAATCTATTGCCATAAATTTTTATTGATGGTGCTAAATTATCAAAACGAGGTATTAGAAAATTATAAATAAATAATGCGGTAAATAATCCAGTTGGACCAGCACCAATAATTATAATTGAATTATTAACATTTACTCCACCATAATATTTTTTTGTTGATTTTTTTTTTGTGTGTTTGTTATATTTACGTGTTTTAACCATATAATATATTATATAATTATATTATATAAAGATGGGTTTAGGATTATTCAATACACCATTATATGTAAATTATAAATGTCTTCTTTTTTCTGCTTTTATTATAACCGTTTACTATTTACCTAAACCTAAAACCATAGCTCATAACATTGTCATGGTGTTTTTATTGGCAACCAGCGCCTACATTATGATGGCTTGGTATGACGTCATTTACGATTGCAATGATAGATTAAAGCCGACATTGCTGGGATGGCTTTCGAAACCGTTTAAACCCAAAGAATATAGCCAACAATATGACCAATTGCCTCTCAAATATAAAAAAATTATAAGAAATGTTGATATATTTGTACTAATAATAATATTCATAACTTTTTTGTATCCGTTTTATTCGAAATGAGAACCATCCTTTTTTTATTTTTATTTTTAATATAAATATAATTATATAACGGAATACTGTAAAACACGGTTGCCCCAATAATGGTAATAATTGTTTGTTCTCTCATATTATATTTATAAATTTAATTCTTTATATATAAATTATTATATAAATTATTTTTTATAAACATAATAAGGTATTAAGTACAATGTAACAATAAATAAAGCAATATTATTGTATCTCGGAACACCTTTGAAATACATCGCCAACAAACAGGAGCCAATTATCATCGAAGAATCCGCTAAAATAATTTTAGCCCCATTTTCCTTGGCATAATCTTTGTATATATCTAAAACCAGATTGCCTCCTTTATGGGGTTCAATAAACAACTTGTATAATCCAATATCATGAAGAATTTGGACCGCCAATGCTATTAATATGAATTTAATGGGCGAAAAAGTGATACCAAAATAGGTGAAAATGAAACGAGTTATAATCAATCCAATGACAATAATAAAAACGTCTAATAATACAGCAGTCATACCTAATTTGTCATACCAGACATTGATTTGCCTTCCAAAAAAAGAACTATGTTTGGCTATGAGAATCACTATAAAATCTACTATTGCTACGGCTAAAAATATAGGCAATAAATCGTCGTTATTTTTGAAATTCGAAATGTTTTGAAACATTATATAATATAATATTATATAATATTATGGCAAGCGTTATTATTGCTTCTATTTTAATACTTGTAGTCTTATTTATTTTTGGTGTGACTTATTTTATCGTGACAAGAATTTAAATTTTAAGCCGAACACATTTCACAAATTTCATCTTGTTCTTCCTCTACTGCTTTTTTATCCGGTTCAATTGTGAATTGCTGAGCTTGATGTTTAGCTTTGCGTCTTAAATAATATATTCCTGTTTTCAGTCCTTTTTCCCATGCATAAAAATGCATAGATGTTAGTTTATTATATACTGGGTCTTCCATCCACAAATTCAAACTCTGACTCTGACAAATAAATGGTCCTCTATCGGCCGCCATATCGATCAAATGTTTCATCGGAATTTCCCAAACTATCTTATATTTATTACGAACATGTTCCGGTAACGTTGTTAGTTGTTGAATAGAACCTTTGTTTGCAATGATATTGTTTTTTATCTGTTCATTCCAAACACCTAATTGAATCAATTCTCGTACAAGATATTTATTTATAACTATAAATTCGCCAGCAATTGTTCTTCTTGTATAGATATTACTTGTAAACGGTTCAAAACATTCATTATATCCCAATATTTGCGATGTGGAGGCGGTTGGCATTGGAGCAACTAACAAGGAATTTCTTAGACCAAACTCCTTTATTTTTTGCTTTAATTCCAACCAATTATATCTATTACTTGGTGCAATACCCCACATATCAAACTGCAAAATGCCTTTAGACGCTGGAGACCCTTCAAATGTACTATATGCGCCAATATAATCTTTGTTCATAATACTCGTTTCATAGTCATTTATTAGATACTCAGTTTCCTCTAACAACCCATATCGAACAAGTTGTTCTATTTTTTGTCGCCTTTCCATAGATATTTGGCAACTTTGTTCTAACGAAGCATGATATATTGTTTCAAAGATTAATTTATTAATCACCTTTGCTTCCTCAGAATGATACGGAATATCCATTAAGACATATGTATCTGCCAGCCCTTGGACGCCAATACCAATAGGTCTGTGTCTGAAATTGCTTCGTTGGGTTTTTTCGGTTGGATAAAAATTGACGTCAATTATTTTATTCAAGTTGTTAGTTATAACCTTAGTAACATCATGTAATTTTTCATAATTGAATGTTTTAGTTTCTTTGTCAACAAATGCGGGAAGCGCAATAGATGCCAAATTACATACTGCGGTCTCCTCTTTATCAGAATATTCGGTGATTTCAGTACATAAATTGGACGATTTAATGATACCAACATTTTTCTGGTTAGATTTTTTATTGACAGCATCTTTATACAGCAAATAAGGTGTACCTGTTTCCATTTGTGCGTCTAAAATAGCAAACCATAAATCCCGAGCGTTCACTGTTTTCCGGGCTTTCCCAACTTGTTCATAATGTTCATACAATAATTTAAATTGGTCTCCATAAACATCTGATAATCCAGGACATTCATGAGGACAAAATAAAGACCATTTACCGTTTTTCTCTTTCACTCGTTCCATAAATAAGTCAGACACCCATAATGCATAGAATAAATCTCGTGCTTTGGTTTCTTCGTCTCCATGATTTTTCTTCATTTCCAAAAAATCAAATATGTCGGCATGCCATGTTTCCAAATATACAGCAATTGAACCATTTCGGCGTCCAGATTGATTCACATATCTTGCCGTATTATTGAAAACTCTCAGCATCGGAACTATTCCATCGGTTTCTCCATTTGTTCCATTGATACGACTCCCTTTTGATCTGATATTATGGATATGTAATCCAATGCCTCCTGAATATTTAGATATTAAAGCACAATCCTTAATAGTATTAAAAATGCCTTCAATACTGTCATCTTCCATTGCAATTAAATAACAAGAACTCATTTGTTGTCGTGGAGTTCCTGAATTAAACAGGGTTGGTGTCGCGTGTGTAAAATATTTTTGAGACATTAAATGATATGTTTCTTTCACGCGATCCAACGATTTTTCATCATTTGCGTCTCCGTGTATTCCAATGGCGACACGCAACCACATATGTTGCGGGCGTTCTACTACAACCCCATTTTTCTTTAGTAAATACGCACGTTCCAACGTTTTGAAACCAAAATAATCAATTAAATAATCTCTATTGTGGTCAATTAACGCATCTAATTCTACACGATATTTATTAATAAAATTCCATAATTGGTCAGAGACGAGAGGCCGATGTTGTCCATGAATATCGCAACATACATAAAGCTCTTCCATGACTTCAGAAAAAAGGGGTTTGGTGTTTTTTTGGTGATTGGATACAATAATGCGTCCAGCTAAAATTCCATAATCGGGGTTTAATGTTGAAAGAGATTCGCATTGTTCTGCTGCCAATTCATCAATTTCGGTTGTTGAAATTTTGTCGTATAATTGGTCTATGACTTTGATTGTTAGTTGTTGATAATTAATATGAAGAGACACTTCTTGACCTAAATTTTTCAACCGTGATTGAATTTTATCAAATGCAATTTCCTCTAATTCTCCATTTCGTTTTGTCACACGCATATCATTTGTATCCATTTATATATATTTGTTAGTTATCTTTATATACTTTTATATACTTTTAAGAAAAGTATAGCAAAAATGTAAAATATAAAATGTAAAGTATATATTATATTTTATTATTGTATATATGAAAGATAAAATGTGTGGATTTATTTTTTTAATGGTAATATTATCATTGGGATTATTTTTGGCTCCGTTCGTAAAAAATTTAGAAGGCTTTACTTTAAATAATCCGGGTGAATTTCCAGTATCCGTAACTAAAGCAATATTAAACGATTATCCTCAAATAGGACAAAACGAAGTCTCTACTTATAATTATGGCGATATATGGAAAGACTATCCAGTGTTTTCAGTGGGTTCTTATGAACAAATAACTAACAACTTAAGATATTACAAGAATCCCGATAATGGCACATGTCGTAATGCGGATTTTTGCGGTGCATTTTATCGTGACAAAAAAAATGAATCTAATATAATTAAACCTTTAAAGGAGGCTGAAGAAGGTCCAGGCGCAAGAGTGAATTATTATAGAACAGAGCCTAATAAATTATATTATTCAATTCCGACTAATGAAAATATATTATATTAATACTTTTAAGAAAAGTATTGCAAAATATAAAATATTACTTTTCTAAATTCTTTATTCTTCTTCTCCCATTTTTATAACATTTATTTTCTTATACTGTAGTAAGCAGCCAGAACTGGTTATAGATGAGTCAATACTATTTTCTTTTTTCACTCTACGGTTTGGAGCTCGATGTTCATAACCGCTAACTCTTTCCGCCTCAATAGTCTTCCAAATGTCTTCCAATACATCAATACTGGCTTTAAACCATTCTCTATTTCTACAAACTAACACGCAACTAAATATATCTAATTTCCAATATATTATTTTAATATATATGTGACCTATATTTTCATATTTTTCAATTGTGTTTTCTTTCCATTCCGTTATATCTAATGGATGTATTATATCTAACGGTTTATATACATAAAATGGACGCCCTTCTTTTGTGTGAAAATAGATAATTTCGCCTTTTATTTGTCCATCTTTTGAGAGACAGATATTCTTGAACTCTTCTTCATCTTCGTCTTCATATACTTCATCTCCCGTATCTAATTCGTATGATTCAAAATCAGGATATTCTATAAATTTTGTTTCCAAAAAGTCACACTCATCTAAATCACAAACTTCCATTTGAAGTTGCATTTGTATCCAGTATTCTTTTTTTGGAATGCCGTCAATTTCCCGATTGACGATATTTTTAATTTCCAACATTCGTCCATATCGTTTGGATTCTCGGTCCACGTTGATTCCATCGGGAGACGCACCTAAGAAGGTATAATTTTCGTGACGGATGCAACCAAAATCCTCTATTTTAGTTTTATACAAATATTCGTATATTTGGACCGATAATGGCTCGTATTTTTGCCCCCAATGCAATGTCGTGTTGACGTTTACCATGATAATTTCTTTTTCTCCTTCTTCATTATCGTCTTCATCCAGTTCTCCTTGTTTCTTACATTTTTCATAAATCAATTGATTTTTCATACTTTGACTTTCAAATGCCTTATAAGCATTCGAAGCAGTAATCAAGTTATAACGAAACTCGTACCATTCTTTTGTGCGTTGAACCGGCTGCGGTTTATTTCGCAAGACCGACAATTGGTAGTCAATGTAGTCATAGTCGGGTTCTTCCAATATGAACGTTTTTGGATATGAACGCGGAGGAATAATATCTCGAAAGAAATCTCTTTTTGCGTGTTCAATGATTTCTTCTGTTTCGTCAATAGCTTCTTGTGTATAACAAGGGTCTGTATCAAAATGGGAATGCATTAATTCATGTATATTTTCGTCAAATAATTCTTCAAAATCAGGTTCCGAAATACACGTAATATGATCTTTTAAAAATTCTTCCATCAAGTAAAAACATGTATTATATAGTTCAAGTGATTCGTGATCATTCAAATAATTGTGTATTTCTTCGGGTACAATAAGGTCAGTCACATCAATTAAACCTTCGTAATTTGGATCCATCAATTAATTATATATTGTAATATTGTTTTTATATTATAAGATTAAATTATTATCAAAAATTCAATTTTATAAAGAATTTTAATTTTCTTTGTTGTAACATTCTCTACATACTGGAATATAATTTTCAGAACCAACAATGGTTTGTTCTTTTTCTTTAGTTAATCTCATAGTAAATATTCCTTTGGTTCCGTTTTTACATAATGAACACAAAGAAGTCAATTTCTCTACTTTATCGCATAATGGTATTAAATCAATAATTTGACCAAATTTTTTCCTCTCAAAATCACCATCTAATCCACAAATATATATTTGTTTATCTTTTTTTAGAAGTTTATTAACAAACTCCAATAAATCAGGGAAAAACTGTCCTTCGTTAATAAGAATCACATCACTGGACCCCACTTTAGATTTATCTTTTAATCTTGAAATAGTTGTGATTTCATCTAAGTCTATAAAATCTGCATATATATCCATTAATTTGTCGGTTTTAATACATGGAATTTTAATTTTATCGTGTGTTGATAATAGGTCATCATCATAACGATTATCAATATTGTGATTAATTACAGCAACGGATATATTGCAAAATTTACATTGGTTATATATTTCAACTAACCGCGACGTCTTACCGGAAAACATAGGTCCAAGGATAATCTCAAGATAACTATGGGAATTATTAGTTGGATTAGACATTATATTATTGTATGTTTGAATATCTTTAATATTTTATAATTTCATTTTTATTATATTAATTTTTTTCTCCATCTTCCTCTGAATCCACATCGCTATCATCCTTTAATTTAATATTTTTGATAGTTCCTTGTTTTTTCTTGGGAGCTAATCCTTTTAAAGTAGAAACGCGTTTATCTATATTTTTCAAAGTAAAATGGTTG